CTCTTCCGATCTCGTAAACTAAGTAGTTTCAAAACCTGTGTACGAATGGCGAGTTTGATGAGGATAACATTGTTGAGTGGCGTCATAACCTTTATAATGACGACCTTACTATTCTTTTCCACGCATCCATTCCATTTGTACGTCGCAACAGTCACGTTCACGGTCTTTCTCGCATCCGCCATAGTTATTTTGGCAGCAATGTGTAGACCTTTTGTTGCATTGCTCTTTAATGTCACCACCTTGGTAGTATACTGTACGGTATTCTCTTCTGCGTACCTTTATTATGCGTGTCTTAGAAGAATTTTGCCTAATTGTTGGGTAGGATTTAAGATAATGGCACAGCAAGTGTACAGGCCGTTTGGGTATATTAAAGAGAGAGTGCATTCTTTGAGCGTGTACGACCCTATACCCACTGAAACAGTTGATATAACTGAGTCTTTAGTGGATATTATTGCCAAGCCGTGCTCCGCTGGTCCTATGGCCACTAGTATTGCGAAGCGCATCCGCCTCAAATTATTCGCTGGTACAGATATTGTGGATAACCTGGGAAACAGGTTGATTGCAATGCGTCGTATTGAAGACGCGATTAGTGAAGTTAAGAATTTGCGGTACAAAGATGCGAATGCTATACGCAGTCAGGCTATCAATCTTGTGTTCATCCCTGATGATGATGAGATAGAGCAACGTAGGCTAGCAAACGGCTATAGCGCGCGTGTGTTGCGTGAGCGATATGCTGACGCATCACTCGATCACTCAGGTTGGCACCCTCTTTTGTGGATAAAAAGATGGGTGGTGCACAGACTTCTCCGTCGTGCATCAAATAGTGGCTAGGGGAGCCTCTCTATACATGCCGCGGTCACTGGATCTACAACAGTGACCTGGAAGGAGGTGCGGCATCTTTGTAGAAGGGGCCCTAGCGTTACTTCTGGTGGAGAAGTTGGTGTGAGTTGTTCGCGATCGCGTCGTCAAAAGTTGCGTAGGTATGGAGTGATCAAGAATCTAAGTTGCGATACTGAGTACGTTATGTTCGACGGCTCAGCTTCAAGTGTTAAGGCTGCGATTGTCCACCGTCTTTGGTTACACAAGGACGGCAAGCGTTGGGTAGTACCATACCGTCCAACGTGGCAATATGTCAGTAAGACATTGCGTCCATTTGTTAACCAGTTTCGGAAATATGTCTTTGCAATGGCCCCAGAAGCGCCTATGGGCTTTGGCTCTAGGTGGTATACTGGCACTAAAGCAGAAATGTACGATAAAGCTGGTGAAAAGGTGGCACGCACAGGCGTGGATAGGAAATCTGCATACATTGATGGGTTTCAAAAGATGGAAAAAATAGAAGTTGGGCCAGGCACCACAATCAATCATGGTGTTGAAGACCATAGTTTTACGGTAACTGCGCCAGATGGGGTTGTCCGAACCATTCATAACTATTGTTGTAAAGCTTTGAAACTCATTGTCGCTAGGATTATCTTACCACGTAAGCCTGAGTATAACGTCGGTGTAGGCGTTTATCTCAAGCAGTTGGAGAAGTTAATATACTACATAATCGACCACGTTTGGTCCGAATCTGTAGCACCTAGTGTGTGTAAGGGCATGAATGCACTAGAGACAGCTGCAGCCATTGAAAAGAAATGGAATCATTTCGGGGGAGACGGGAACGCTTGTGCAGTATCATTAGACGCACATAGATTTGACCAACACGTATCGAATGCCATGTTGCGATGGGAACATGCTTTATACAAGATGTTCTTTGTTGGTGAGGAGCGCAATGAACTTGATCGGTTGTTGAGATTACAGATAAACAACAAAGTTAGTATTGAGTGCGCTCCTACTATTGAGCAGCCAGGAGCAATGTATAGTTTCATTTATGAAGGCAGATGTTCTGGTGATATGAATACTGCGTTAGGAAACTGTTTGCTTATGTGTGCCATGACTAAGACCTACCTCAAGATGTTGAACATAGAGGCAGAGATTGTGGACAATGGCGACGATTGTACCGTCATCATGTCTAAATGCAATGTCTCTAAGTTCACCTCTGGTTTAGATTCCTATTATCGTTCACTAGGATTTCTAATGAAAGTGTCAAAGCCAGTCTATATTATGGAGCACATATGTTTTTGCCAGACCCACCCTGTTAATTTGGGTGATCATTGGGTCATGGTTCGTGCACCTAGTTGTTTAAGCAAAGACGCTCTAGTCCTCAAAGAGGTATGTAATAAAACGATGTTTCCACGTTATTGCAATGAGATTGGATTAGGCGGCGCTGCATTGTGCGCCGGTGTTCCAATAATGCAGGAGTACTACCGTGCGCTATGCCGTCAGGCTGGCGACAAGCCACTGAATCGCAAGTGGACTGAAACCGGTTTCAAGTTTTTGGCTGCTCGGATGCCATTACAGTATTTGCCTGTCACTGAACAAACACGCTGGTCATTTTACCAAGCGTTTGGCATTGATGCGATGTATCAACGACATTTAGAGTCGTATTTTTCACACCTTGATCTTCATTACACTGGTAATGATGACGGTGTTGATGTCGCAAGGTACTATGTACCTCGTGACTAGTGGTGTTCGATCACCATCACTCGTTGCCAGTCGTCACTGGCCCGTGGTTGGACAACCCGCATCTAGCGAAACAGAGTAGTATCTGCCTACTAAAAGCAGTATGGTGTGTGGTGACTAATTGCCCAAAACGGTGTCACCAGTGGCAGGGAGCAGTGTGTAGATGCTATATTGTTATTTAGCCAACCTATGCAGCCTTATATGGGTAATTGTATATTGCGAATTCCTGTCGCCATCTGACTCAATAGTTACGTGCTAATCAAAATGCCGAGAGACTGCACGGGTAAACGTTGAGTATCACCACATGAACAGTCCGCTGAATCTGGCGTATACCATACAAGATGAATGATAGACAAGAGAAAGCAAGGAGCGCCTTTGAAGGAGCTCGTATGAAATTTGGACAGTTGACCGAGGCAGGTCAACAATGGGCGATAACTGCATTGGACCCATTTCACGATTACCAGCAAACCCTGCGCGGATACCCGGACTTAGTCAGTAACCGCAGTGTGATACAGATGTATTCGCAGACACTCAATATATCCACTCCAGTTAATGGTGAGGGATATGATTGCAGGGTTGTATTCACTGGTTTTGATGGGTATGCACCTTACGGTGCAGACACACAACCTAGCT